AAAAATAAATCAAATTTAGTTAATGGTACTATCTGAAGCCTTGGTGTTTCAATTTTAACACCTTCTTGTTGGAAACTACCTGATGACTCAACTTTACTTCTAATTTTATCATTTGGTAATCTAATATCTAAATCTGATATAACCTTTTTAAAATACTCAATATCACTATCACTAAATACACCCCAAATTCTAGCCAATTCAAAAATGTCGTAATCCAAACAACCAGCCCAGAAAGCCGCCAATAATTCATCAACTTCACCATCTGTTAAAGCTGCAAATTCTTTATCCACCAATAAGTTCATTATTGTTGGGTGATCGACAACAATATCCCAAGATAATGTTCCAGATCTTTCGGTGTTGTTATATGTATATATTGCCTCTGGTCTACCTAAGAATTGGTGTGTTGTCCAGTTTGTTGTTGTATCGTCTGTAAATCTTATGTTATATGGTGGGAACCACATAATTCTACCACCGTTAGAACCTTTTTCACAAGGTGGTAATTCGTTAAACTGTGCAGAATCTCTCCAAGCTAAGTTCTCAAGTGAGAACATATATTTTCTAGCTCTTTTTTCACCAAAAGCTTCAACAACAGCGTCACCCAATCCATCGCCTAATCTACCGTAACCTTCGTTAACGTTAAGTGCTGATGGGTGTATATTTAAGTTTCCGTATCTATCCAATACAGAGTTTCTTTCTTTTCTATTTAATTCTTTCCATCTAATAAGATCTGTTATTTTTGAGAATGGTTTTGCTTTTGTCCAAGCTCTACATAACTCAACCTCATTATACATTCTATTATCATCTCTTTTACCACCTTTATCTAAACCTGGTACTAAATAGTTATAACCCGTAACTTCACCCTTTTTGTTTTTTCTTTCAACTTTAAAAGGTGTTATCACACCAGAACTTTTTGGTGCAAAACTATAACCATCAAAAAATTTAGTTTTAGTTTGGTCGATAGATCTAATCGCTTCATTTCTTTCACCTGCTTCCAATAATTTCTGTGTAACATCTAGTATTGAGCAATCTCTAAAACGATTTGTAGAATTGTTTGATAAACTATTTTGGTTTTTAATCCTACTATCCCAGTTGTCAATTGTTGATTGTTGATTTACTGGATCCATAAAACGTTCATTGGTCGCACCTCTCCAAATAAATGAAGTTTGTACTGACCCATATTTTGAAACATCCTCAACACCTGGTTCAGTGTAATAATTTTCAGTACCATCTTCACCTATTCTAATGGCTCTGGTTAATTCACTATTAGATTTAACCTGCAAACCATTGTCATCTTGTAATAAATGGAATATACTAATATTTTTACCAGCTATAATGTATGGGGTAAAAACAACATCTTCAGTACCCCTTTGAGCTTTAGCCGCTCTTCTAAATAACCTATTATCAGCATCACTTAATTTGGTTTGATAATCTGGTGAATACTTGTTAATACCGAGATTTGAAAATAAAAAAAATCTTTGTGCTCTTCCAGTTTCATCTAATCTACTAATAACTCTATGTTCTAATTTATCTTCTATTTGAGAATCACCAAAACATGTTGGTCTTAAAATAATAGAATCGTCTTTAAAGAAAGCGGATGTTAAACCACCTAAACCGCCAATATCTGAAATAAAGCTAGCTAATTTACCTAAACCACCTTTAAATGTTGTGATGTCAGCATTACCTCTTTCAAGTATTGAGGCAGGGTTTTTAATAAATTCAATAACTTTCAATGGGTTGGTTAACATATCATCAATGGTTGTTAAACCAGCGACTTCTTGTGCAGCTTTTGCTAACAATCTTGTGTTTAAATTAAATTTTAACTGTAAAGCACCTATTTGTGCTAATAACGTATCATTTTTTAAACCAGGTTCAGTTAATAAATTTGCAATATCTAAATCAGCACCCAACAAAGCACTCAACGGAGTTGATGCCGTAGGTATGTTTAAAAAATCACCCATTCTTATTTCTGTTGGATCAGCATTACTTAGCTTATCTTCAGTAAGATATGGGTTTTGCGGTGTGTTTGGTGTTTGATTTAATAATAAATTTTCTAAAATTTCATAAACAACAGTGTTTTCAGCACCATATTTATTGGTTGTTATGTTAGTTGTGTAGCTTGGTGTTAAACTAGATAATTGAGTTTGGTTAGGTATAATAAAATCGTTTATTAAGGTTGCTGTACCAACTGGTATAGCACCTGGATTAGCCAACGCAAAAGCATCTGTTGGATCTGTTGGATCCTTTGCCATGTTTTTGTTAAACAAACTGATCATTATTGGACCAGCTAATGTAACAACATCCCCAGGGTTAACATTTGCGAATGTACTTATTTGTGCCAATGTACCTCTACCAGCTAAATACTGAGCAGCAATGGACGCACTTGGTGACAATGTGGTAATACCAGCAGCAACATCAACTGGCGTGTTTAATGTCATTGAAAAATTTAAATTTCTTGGTGTTACGGCTTGTGTAACAACATCACCAGGGTTAACAACATTAAAGTTATTAATTGTTGTGTCTAAACCTCTACCACCTAAGTATTGTGATGCAATTAAAGCTGAAGGTGTTAAATTAAGAATACCAGCGGTAATATCAGCTGGGGTATTTAAATTTTTTGAAAGATCTAATGTTCTTGGTGCAAATGAATCAGTAACAACATTACCAGGGTTTACGTTAACATAATCATTAATAACACTATTTAAACCTCTACCAGCTAAATATTGTGCGGCAAAAGCACCGCTTAAATTTGTTAGTCCAGCGGTAATATCAACAGGTGTGTTTAATGTGCGTGCAAAGTTTAAATTTCTTGGTATTACAGAATCTGTTACAACATCACCAGGATTTACGTTAGGTAAAGTTGTAACCGCAACAAACGATCCCCTACCAGCTAAATATTGTGCGGCAAAAGCACCGCTTAAATTTGTTAGTCCAGCGGTAATATCAACAGGTGTGTTTAATGTTTGAGCAAAGTTTTGTATTCTAGGTGTTACAGCCTCACTTAATACGTCACCAGGATTTACATTAGGTGAAGTTGTGATCGCAACAAATGTACCCTTACCTGAAAGGTATTGTGCTGCCAAAGAAGCGTTAGGTGACAAATTATTTACACCAGTGGTAATATCAACAGGTGTGTTTAATGTTTGAGCAAAGTTTTGTGTTCTTGGTGTTATTGCATCTGATAAAACATCACCAGGGTTAACAACATTAAATGTATTTATAACGCTAAATGTTCCAAGACCAGCTAAATATTGGGCAGCGTAAGCAGCATTAGGTGTTAAATCATTCACACCAGCGGTAATATCCGTTGGGGTACCAATGTTCATTGCAAGATCTAAAGCTCTTGGTACAACCGCATCGGTTAATACATCACCAGGGTTTATATTTGCAAATGTATTAATTACGGTAAAAGCACCTTTACCAGAAAGATACTGAGCAGCGTATGCTGCGTTAGGTGTTAAATTGTTTACACCAGCGGTTATGTCCGTAGGTGTGTTTAATGTCATAGCAAAATCCAAATTTCTTGGTGCTACGGCATCTGTTAGAACATCACCTGGGTTTACATTCACAAAATCATTTACAACGCTAAACGAACCTCTACCTGAAAGGTATTGAGCCGCAAACACAGCGTTAGGTGTCAAATCATTTACACCAGTGGTAATATCTGTTGGGGTATTTAATGTGTGTGATAAATCCAAATTTCTTGGTGCAACAGCTTCTGTTAGCACATCGCTAGGATTTACGTTTGAAAAATCATTTATTACTGTTAATTGACCTTTACTATTAACCAAAGAAGCTACATAAGCAGCGCTTGTGGTTGTGTCAAGTAAACCAGCGTTAATATCAGCTGGTGTGTTTAATGTTTTATTAAGGTTTGCTATTCTTGCTGGAATACCGTCAGTATCAACATCACCAGGGTTTTGTACATTATAAAAATGTATCGCAGCGTCTTGTCCTAACGAACTTAAATACGCATTAACTGTCACTGAATTTGTTAAATTAACCAAACCAGTTACAACATCAGGTGGTGCCTGTAAATTTAAATTAAGGATTACATTTCTAAATTGTCCCGATATACTATTTAAGCTCATATATTATAAATATTATTCAAACTGTTTTTTTATTAAATTAAGCAAGTGGCTCAACGAAAAAATCACTAGTATAATTCGCAGTACCATTGTCGGTTTGTGACATTGTTTTTTTAAGCCACGCACCCGCCATAACAGGATCTGAACCAAAAAATTCTTTTGCACTTATTTTTTGGGTACCATTTTTAGTTTTTGCTTCAATTTCTCCGTTTATCACAACTGTGATTGTTTGGTCACCACCATTTGTATTAGAATTTGCATATTTATTAGCATTTAATTCTGATATCATAGCCATACCTTGTCCAGCACCACCATTTGTATTAGAATTTGCATATTTATTAGCATTTAATTCTGATATCATAGCCATACCTTGTCCAGCACCACCAGACCATTCTGTTCCGTCAGAAAATCTAACATAATCCTGTACGTTTTGTGTTGGTAGGTATTCCATGTCATATACATCTCTAGCCCAAGCACCATTATTACCAATACCTTGACCCTTTACAGCGTTATCAATAATTGATGATTCAAGACTACCAACACCAATACCACCAGTTTGTAAAGATGCTAAAGCGTCTATTGTTCTAGCCCCACCAATACCTGTTCTGGCGATACCAGCTGTAAGATAATCACTGTTACCAAATGCGGCTGGAATTAAACCAATAACCGATTCAGCGGCACCACCAATTACATTTAAAAGACCACTACCAAAACCAATCGCTGAATCACCAGGCCCCATATACAAAGCATTTTGCGCTACATTACTAATTTTTTTATCAATTAATTTTTGATTATCAATACCCATTTTTTGGCTTATAGCCTTTGTTTTGGCATCACCTTCTTCTAATTGTAATGCCGCTGATAACATAGCATCTCCAACACCAAAAGGTAAACCTTGTAAAGCTTTAAATATTTCAGCAAAAGCTATCTTAATAAAAGGCATTACACCATCCATAAAAAAACCACCTATTTTTCCAAAAACTTCACTGATCCTATTCCAAAAAGGTGTTTTTTCATTACCCATAATAGCTTTAATTTCACCAAGAAAATCCGTAAAACCTTTTAAAAACATATCAAGACCCTTACGTAATGGACTATCTGCGTTAAATAAGTCTGTAATCATCGGTATTAATTGTGACGCAATAGTTTTGCCCAATTCTTCAACTTTTTGTAAAAAACCAGAATTTGATAATAACTCGTCTAGCTTGGTAAATAATGGTGTTAAACCAATTGCAAATCTATCCAAAACATTATTAAGTCTTTCTTGAAGGGTTAATCTTTGTTTTGCCGCATCTTCATTTGCTTTTCTTTGTGATAATATATTTTTTAACTGATCTTGACTTGTGATATTACTAACTAATTCACTAACACCGTTAGGCATTTTAATTTCATATTGACCTTTTTTATTTATAGTCATTAGGTTAGCCAACGCTTGTTGGTCGTCATCAGTAATACCAATTAAAGAGCCAGCGCTTTTGCTTAGCGTATTCATCTTATCAGCTGTCCTAGCTTGTTCAATGCCAGCGTTAACTATTTGATCGTAATTTTGACCTAAGGCTTCCGCTGTTTCCTTTAATATTTGACGTTGAGCTGGTGGTATAATAAAATCACCATTTTTGTTTTTAATCGCTAAACTCTTTGCGGAATTTATTAATTTTTCAGCCATACCATCCGCATTATTCATTGAGTCATACATTAACTGGAATGGATCCCCAAACATTTGCGCAAACTCACCACCAAGTACTTGTATCTTAGCAGCGGCTTCTACAGCTTTTTCTGGACTAAAGAAAGCGTCTTTAAAAGATTTTATTGATTCACCTAAGTTAAATCTTAATGATTCAGCTTTAGCGGCCAATTTTGTTAAACCCTCAACGCTTCTACCAAAACCAGATCCTGTTAAAGCTTTAACAACTTCTGTGGTTGTTTGTAATAATTTTGTTTGGTTAATATTAAATCTAGCAGCTTCGTTTCTACCTTTTTGAGCAACTTTAAGTGTTGTGCTTAAAGAATAACCTAAGTTATCAAATTCTGCAACCATCTTAGTTGCACCTTCAACAGCCAATCCAGTGTTATTACCTAATTTAACAATATCGGTAATTTCTTCAGCGCTAAAAATTCTATTCTTACCAGTTTCATCACTAAATCCTTTTATGATTTTACCAATATCTTCAATCTTACCACCATACCCAAGTATTTCATTGTATATTGTTGGCATCATATTTAATAAGTTTCGGTACTCAATAGCTGTCATACCAATATCAGCTGATAATGCACCAACAACTTTTTGCATTTCAAGAAATAACTTATAAGCTTTTTCGATAGGAAAAATAATTTTAAGTAACCCTACGCCAATATCAAAAGCCGCACCCAATATACTACCAAATACACTAAATAAACCACCAAAATTTGATGATAAGAATCCACCCACTTTACCAAACATATTAAGGGCTTGACCCATTTTACTAACCGAAGATTTAGCTGTTTGATAATTTACTTCTTCTATCTCTTTTTCAACCTGAAGTTGTTCTTTTTTCTTTTTAACTAACGCAGCCGCTTCTTTGTTACCTCTTCTTGTAAGTTCATCGGCAACCTTGCCCATGTTAACAATATCATCTTCGGTTTTTTTAAGACTTTTTTTGGCTTTTTTAAGGTTTTGAGCATCTTCAGCCATTTCTTTACCAAATCTTTTTAAGTTTTGATAAACCGATTGTGTTTTTAAATCCCACTCTCTACCAATCGCTTTTTTTTCGTTAATAGCATCGTACATTGACAACATACTATTAACGTGTTCCTCTTCTTGTTGGGCTGATATGATACCAGCTTTTTTTAGCGCATCAAGTTTCTTTTGTGCCCCTTCTAAATTACCAAAAAAATCTGCTTGTCCCATATATTAAATTTAATGATTATTGTTTAACTATAAATATTAAACATTCTATTTTATTATGCATTATAGGCCATTTGGTTTATAATTTGTTTGGATACGATATTTGTTGCATCTTTAATACCATTGTCATCTAAATCATGTTGTGTCATATCAATTGTACCTGTTAAGTTTAAGGTAACAATAGGTTTTTTAATTGATAAATTATCTTGGGCGCTTTGTGTAGCTTTTTGGTCAAAAAGTAATAAAGCGTCATCTTTTCTACCTTTTATGATTTTATCTTCTGTTTTTATCATTAAACCATCTTTATTGATAACATTATCACCACTAGAGTAATCTATGTAAGCGTTAGTGGCATCTAAACCTATTGATACCAATGTACCGACACCAGGAACGGTTGATGCTATACCAGATGCTAAGGCTATTGTTGCTTGCCCATAGTCACCATCCATAGCTTGGCCTATAGCATCAAAAACACCAATAGCTAAACCAAGACCTGGTATTCTTTTACCAACGGTTTTAAAAGCGTTTTTTTGCATATTTTTTGCAATTATATGGGCACTAGCTTCAATCATTTTTGCACCTGACTTATTAGTTAAACCTGTCATGTCCATACCACCATTTTTTTCATTGTAGATGGTTATTTTTTCTACAAGATTTTCTTGTTGGGTTTTAAATAAAACACTGTCTTGACCTGCGACTATAAGAGCGTTTTTTTGCATTTCTAATCCACTTTTTTCAAGTGACGTTACACCTAGTGTGGCATTATCTATTAGTTTACCAATTTTTTCAAGAAGGAAACCACCAGCAAATTTTAATATTGGTTTAAAACCAATATCAAGTCCATCAAGGAATTCGTAAATTGTTTCACTAAATTTTTCACCAAATTCTTTTTTAGGGTCTTTCCAAATACTAAGGATTTTATCCATAATAATAGACATTGTGTTAAATATTTGCATTAAATTTTGACGAAAAGACCCCCCTTCAGAAAAAGCTTTATCTAAAAATATTATCATCTCGCTTGATATAGCTTTAACTGTTTCATCTAAATTGTTTAATGTGTTATGATTAGTTAGTAGATTGTTTAATTCAACAAAAACTTGAGAAAAAGCTGTTGTAAATCTATCCACAACAATACCTATTCTTTCAGCTAACGAGTTTCTTAATAATGCTGATTGTTGATTTTTTCTTTCTTGGTTAAGAATAGCGTATATTTCCGTATTACCAGGTATATTCTCTAATCTTTGTATTACACCGTTTGATAACCTTATACTGTAAGAACCATCCTCATTTAATGTCATTAAATTTGTTAATAATTCATTTTGTTCATCAGTTAAACCAAATGTTGATACATTTCTTTTTCTTAACGCTTCAATTTTATCTGTATATTTAGCATCTTCAATAGCTGCATTAAATAACTCATCAGCATCTTGACCTATTGACTTAGCAAACTCTCTTATTAATTCACGATCAGCTGGTGATATTTGAAATCCGTTTCTACCTTTAAATGCTTTACCTTTAACAACTTCCATTAAATCAGCTGTTAGTTGTAAAGGATCTTCAATACTTTTAGCCATTAACATAAAAGGATCACTAAAATAAGTGGCAAATTTACCGCCAAGTAACCTAGCTGTTGCCGCAACTTCTATTGCTGTTTCTGGGTCAGTAAAAGCATCCTTAAAGGCACCCACACTTTTTTTAACATCAATTCTAGCTTTTTGCGTTTTAATAACTAATTTTACCATACCCTCTAAACCTTTTTCAATACCAAAACCAGTTAGTTCAGTTATTGTCTCACTGGTTTTTTTAAGAACTTTTGTTTGGTTTTGAGAAACGGCCATGGTTTTATCTCTAACAAAACTTGTAAATTTTAATGTTCTATCTAAAGAATAACCAAGGTTTTCAAAATTACCAACAAGTTCACTAGCGGCACTAACACCAAGTCCAGTACCTAAACCAAGTTCGATTATTGATTTAAATTCAACACCACTAAAAACTCTATTTCTGTTTGTTAATTTGTTATAACCTTCATATGCTTCACCAACTTGTTCAATACTACCACCAACATCTAAAACTTCTTGCATTATCATCGGCATTTTATTTAAGAATTTAACGGATTCTTGTGCCAATAAACCAGAGTCGGCCGAAATACCACCAACAAGTTTTTGCATTTTTAAAAATTTTTCATATACAGCACTAAAACCAAAATCGGCACCAAGTATATTACTTAAAAATGAAAAACCTACTTTAACAATACTAACAGCAACATTAAATAACATTTTTGCTGCGCCAATAATAACACCACCAACCACCATTATGGCAGCTAAATAAGGGTTACCAGATTTTGCGCCAGTTTCAACTGTATCAGCAACACTATCCATAGCCTCTTTAACATTTTTTTCAATTTCTAGTTGGGCTCTTCTTTTAAATAATGCTTGTCCTAACTCATTCTTATGGTTATTTATCGCTTTATTTTCTTTTTCTTTATAATGATTTATTTGTTCTTCAAGAAATTGTATATTATTTTTTCTTTTTTGACGTTCTTTATAAATCTTTTCCTTTTCTTTTTGTACTCTTTTAAAATACCCCCATAAACTTTCGTTTTTGGCATCCCATTGATACATTTCTTTTTTTTGGGCAATAGCATCGTTATACGTATCAATTACATTTTGTACGTGCCCTTCTATTATTTGTTGTGAATTGGCCGAAGCTGCTGTATTAACTTGCAGCTTTTTTACCATTTCATCTATTGCTGATGCTATATCTCCTTGCATTATTAAAGAGTGACAATTATTTGTTTACCACTTTTTTCTATTTTTACAATGTCTTTTGATAAAGCATTGTTAACAAATTTTAAATTATTTTTATCATTAAAATAGGTTATAATCTTATCAATTGTTGTTGTTTTTATATTATTAAACTCAATTTTTTTTGTTTCTGGTGGGTTTTGTTTATCTACATACACAACAACCGTATTATTATCAGTGGTTAATATAATTTTGTTAGGGTCATTTGGATCTATCTGTTGAGTAACATTTGTTTTTATAAAACTATCACCTTTTAAAATAGCAGATAAATTTTTAGCGTTTAAAAAAACTAAATTTGCGCTATAGTTAATTTTAATGTCATTATATTTTTGTAAGTCCTCAAAATACGCCATTGTTAATATAATTAAAGCTACATCTTCTGCATGACCTAAAACACTATTTTCGTATTTAAGTGAATACGATCTAATAGGTCTATAATTTTTACCAACAATTTTTAATAAACTACTTTTAGCGTTGTCAAGATTTCTTTCGGCACTATTAGCTGAAACATTAGCCGCAACATTTGACTTTACATCGTTTGCTACAGCATTTGGGTCTTTTTTAGCATCTTCTTCAGATTTTTTTAAAAACTCTGAAAAACTTAAAGGTTTAATACTTTCAGCATAATCTTTATTGTTATCATCATCACTTTTATTTGGATCTGGATTTGGGTTTTTAAAATCGGGTGATTTAGAAAATTTAACTTTATCACTACCAAATGGCCATATCTCATCCAACTTATTGACAAGCTTCTCTAATTGAGCTTCTGTTATAATATATTTTTTCATAACTGTGTTTTAATATAAATATCGAATAAAACAAAAAACCCACCTTGATAGTGGGTTTTATTTATCTTCTTCCAGCTTTCGCCTTATTCATCTCTCTTTCTCTTGCTTCTTTTATCTTATCATTTTCTTCCATCAAGATATCAATAAATTTCCTTCTCTCAAAAACTGGCATTGCCATTACGTCAGCATAGGTAAAATTAGCATGTTTAACCAGGATATATGATTCATACATCATCTGGTTTCTATAATCAAACGTAAGGCCAAAGAAATTTGGCTGTAATAGGAAGTTCACCAAAAAAAAACTCTCCACTAGGAGCCTGTATATTAATGGTCAAATCAAGACCTGGTTCGTTGTCAGATAGATGCTTCCTGAACTCCGCTGAATCCATTGGTGACATGGTGTCAATAAATTGTGCAATAGCAACTTTTTCTCTAATACCATCTATTTCAGTAATTTGGGTTTGTAACCTAAGAGTCATAACTTGACTAATAGCATTTGAACCCATTTTTTTGGTTCTTGATTGATCTTCTTTAACCAACTTATCATCTTCATCAGATGTTAAATATTTAAATTTAACCGTTTTCTTGCATTTTGGTAAAGTAAATGAACACTCACCGTTTTCATCTGGTTGTAGAACATTCTCTTTCATTGGTAATTGACTAATATCAATATCCTCTGTAAATTTTTCACCTGTTTTAGGATCAGTTAATTCAACTGGGTATATTTCACCGTATCCTGTTGCTCTTAAAAAGAAAATGATAGCGTTTCTATCACCTGGTAATAATTGACCAGCTTTGATATCTTTATCTAAGATCTTTTTTTCTAATAAAACATCCAATACCTTACCGTTTTGTAATAAGTTTGGGGATGTTAAAATGTTCTCATCAGACGCTGTCATATAAGCAACCTTGATAGTATCTTTTTTGTTTTTGTAAAATTTACCACCTGAAGGTAAGCTAATCACGTCATGTGCTGGCTCAAAGTAAACTTGTTGTCCGTTATCCATATTTTTTATTTATTTAAATTAATTATAGTATATTATTAAATAGTGTAAACAGTATTTTTTTTAAAATTTACCGTTTAACCGTTTTTTGACGGTACTTATCATAATAATACACACATATGGCTAAAAAGAAAAGTAAAATAGGAAAATTATTTAAAAAAATGGGTGGAACTTCTAACCTTGAAGTATCTTTTGCTGAAATACTTACAAGTTTGGGTGTAAAGTTTGAACAACATTTTGTCTTTAAAAAACGAGAATTTGATTTTTTGTTGACTGAACATAACATTTTGGTTGAAACTCACGGTTGTTTTTTCCATTGTTGTAAGAAACACAACCCAGAGGCCAAATACGCCTTTCAAAGACGAAACTTAAAGAATGATCAGTACAAGGTTAAAATCGTCAAATTTGACCCCGCATACACCTTAATGGTAATTTGGGAACATGAGTTGGAAACTCAAAACGTATTAACTGAAAAAATTAATACTTTCATTGGAAAATACAGCAAATTGCTTAATGGATAAAAAAAGGGGACGCTATGCGATCCCCTTTTTGTAAATAGTAATTGTAAATCTTAGTAGACCAATATACAACGGTCCATTCTCAATGTCACGGTGATATCTGCGATTTCATCATCGCTGTATTCTAACGATCCAAAATCAGCATTGGTTATAAATGTACCTTGAAGGATCCATTTTTCTACAACAACACCTGTTGGATCAAGCATTTCTAATTCAATATCTTTTTTATAACCAGCAGCATAACCCATTCTTCCTGTTACTGATTCAGCATGTAAACGAACCCATTCCATTAATGCTTGTGAAGCAGAAGGACCAATTGGATCTTTAAACGTAACGTCAATAGCATCCCAAGTAAATCTACCAGCTACCCAGGTAGAAGTATTTAAGAACGGAATCTCAACTTCGTTTATTGCGATTTTTGGTCTTGACGTAGAGATTACAAACCACTCGTTAATACCAAGTGAGCTTGGAAATCTTAAAATAAACCTGTTCTTTCTTTTTGGTTCGTAAGGAACAGGCATTTTCATTAGTAAGTTAGCCATATTTTTTCTTTATTTAATTTTGTTTTATTGTTTATTTATAAATATCTTTGTTTTTGCTTTTGTACACCTTTTTAAAAAAATATTTCAAAATACTTGACTTTTACAGTTTTTTATCTTATTTTTGTTAAGGGTCTTAACCAAAGTACTCTATTATTATAGTACTATAATATAATACTAATAATATTCTATTATATATATGTACTATATATTATTTTTTCTTTGTTACTTTCTTTTTTACCGCTAACGTAAATCTACCTACGGTAAAAAATATGGGGGTACTTTTAAGGCACCCCCAGTATTATTATATATTATCAAATAGTACGTTTTGTGGAGTTACTGTAAATTCAAGTTCAATGAATTCCAAAGTAGGTGTTGGTTTGATAAAGATTTTACCTTTTAAAGTATTTCTATCGTTATCTTCAACGTCCATCGCAACGCTAACTCTAAAGTCTGTTAAACCTCTTTCTTTTCTAATGTTATCCAAAATTGGGTTAACCAATGACAAGAATTGATTTCTAACTGTGGTATCGTTTGGATCAAATAATAATCTCTTAGATACACTCATAATCAATCTTCTTGCTTGTAATAACAATCTTCTAATGTTAAGTCTATCAAGAGCGCTTGATTTAATTTGCAAGTTTCTGTTACCCCAGATAACAACACCAATGTCTGAATAAGTTGCTAATGGGTTAATTCTTCCTGGATATAAAACATCTCTAGCTTCTTGATCAAGAACAATACGAGCTCTATTACATTTTACTAAACCTCTATTGTAACCAGCAGTTGCAAACCAAGGGAACGCTACGTTATCAGTATAAGCCATATTTCTTACTACCTCAGCAGTAGGTGGAATATACAAGTTTGCGTTATTCTCTGTATCTGTGATTTGAATCCAAGGGTAGTAAACCGCAGTGTAGTTAGAATCAATATCAGTGTTTTCTAATTCACTAACGATATCTTCAGCATAGTACCAACTTTCAGTATCTGAAGGGTTGTTATTGTTTAACAACTTGATATCAGGTAATGTTGGTAAGTAAATAGCATCCAATCTCTTCTCTTCAACAACTTCAATAGCGTCTCTAACCAAGTCAGTATTATTTAACACGTCAATACCAGGTGTAGCCAAGATATTGATAGCTGTTTCTTCAGGGTTTTGGAATGTTTTGATACCATACATTGTAGCGTAGTAATCAGAAGTACCGAATAATTCAGCGTATTCAACGTTTGTAAATGTATCAAATGTACCAGCTACGAAACCAGTTCTACCGATTTTATAATCATCCGTATTCGTTCTGTTAACTCTATATTCATCCCAACCATCAAAACCACCAGAAAATAACGTTGTGAATTTTCTTGTTCTCATGTTATTATATGGG